CATAATGCTTATCTGCAACTAATTCGGATTAGTTGCAGATAAGCATTATGTGTACAATGGTCAAACGAATGTGATTACATTCTTCAATGGTTCTGAAATTGTGTTAAAAGATTTGTTTGCATATCCATCGAATCCAAATTTCGATTCACTTGGATCGTTGGAAATCACAGATTATTTTATTGATGAAGTTGCTGAAGTAACTGAAAAAGCAGTTAACATAGTTCACTCACGTTGCCGGTACAAACTCAATGAATTCAATTTAATTCCTAAAGGTTTTTTGTCTTGCAATCCATCGAAGGGTTGGTTGTACAATGAATTCTATTTGAAAAACAAACAACAAGAATTACCAGTTCATCGTGCGTTCGTTCGAGCATTACCAACTGATAATCCATACTTACCGCAAGCATACATTGAATCGTTACGCAGGTTGCCCGATTACGATAGAAAAAGATTGTTAGAAGGTAATTGGGAATTCGATGATGATAGTGACAAGTTATTTGCAACCGATAATTTGTTACGAATGTTCCGCAATGAATTATTAGATGGCACGAAATACATAACATCAGACATTGCGCGATTCGGTAAAGATAGAACCATCATTTGTGTGTGGAATGGTTTAACACTTGTTGAATTAAAAATGCTACATAAAGCGTCTATTGACCAAGTAGTGAATGAAATTCGAAACACCGCAAAGAATCACAACGTGTTGTTGCAAAATGTAGTGTGTGATGAAGATGGTGTTGGTGGTGGTGTTGTAGATTATTTGAAATGCAGGGGTTTTGTCAATGGATCAAAAGCAAAGCAACCACAATATCAAAACTTAAAATCTGAATGTTACTATACACTTGCTCAATACATCGAAGAAAACAAGTTGACAATTTTCGTCAATGACAAAAAAGAACAAATTGTTCGTGAACTGGAAATGATTAAACGTCACCGTGCAGATGTCGATGGAAAACTTCAAGTCACACCGAAAGACCAAATCAAATTGCGCGAAGGTATTTCACCCGATATTGCTGATGCAATTATGATGAGAATGTTTTTCGAATTGAATAAATCGTATGGTCAATACTTTGTAGGTTGATAAAAATGAACTAAATTCACAGAATGAAATACATCTACGAAACAATGGGAATAACGCAAGAACGCGAACGATTCCTAATCACAATGCTATCGACATTAGTGCAACAACAAAAACAAGTTGGTGACATTCTCAACGAATTTCACAAAAGCAAAAATCTAACATCACGCGAAAAAATGTACTTGTCATTTTGCGCTGGTGCTATACTCGAAAAGAAACACAAAGAAGAAAACTAAAAACAAAAATCAATGCAAACAGACGAAGAAAAATTACGCGTGATTAATCTATTAATGTGGTTGCAGGTTGCAATCTATGCGTGCGATGAAGTTGAAAATATCAGATGGTTCAACAAACACCGCACAAAACAATCACTACAAGCATTAGTGCGCACGATTCTTACAGAACACAATGTAGTTATCAAAGCGTTTTGGGATACGCAAGGTGTGCGAATGGACGAAATCACTTTGATTCTTGACGAACTTACAAAACAAATTGCAAGTTGTCAGTATCACAAACTACCCGAAGTAACTGAATGGATTGTTAATAATGATTATTTACGCGAAATCTAAAAACTAAAAATTATGAGTAAAAAGTACACAATTGAACTATCAGAAGAGCAAATGAGATTAGTCGCTCAATGTCTTGATGATGTATCTCGATTTGCATCTGGACAATGGCAGTTAAGAAATACTCTTGAGGAGATGTTAAGAGGGCTACCATTTGAGGAGTTTTTAGATAGAAGAAACAAAGCCGAGGAATTGCTAAGACAGGCTAAAAGAGTATTGCTCCCTGACTTTGTAGATAATCAAAGTTACGGATATAATGGTACTGAGTTTATTGGTAACTGCTATCAAATTTCCAGAACTATAATGTATCAACTAGCAATGGATTATGACTGGAACAATGTCTACTCCTCTCCAGCATTAGAAAGTGGCACTATGGGAACAATTAAGATAACTAAAAATTAAAAATTATGGAAAAGAAATTTAAGGTGCTAGCACCTATGATGCCCAATTTCATTAAACTTGAAATTGATAATTCGTGGATTTCAGTTCAAAATCTTAACCAAGATGAAGCAGAGCAATTTGGTGAATTGATGAAGCAAACATTTATTAATCATTGGAAAGAACAAAATGAAAAGATTTATTAAAAGAATATTTTTTGGTAAACCACTTTTAATGAGTGTCTTTCAAGATAAGTATGGTCGCAAGTATGGCGGTACAATACATAAAAAAGGTCAAGATGTGGTAGATATTACCTCACATATTGAAGAACCTATATGGTTAGGAAAGATTGAAATTTATTAAAACTAAAAATTATGGAAAAGAAACAAAGTAGTATAGATTGGTTTATAACTGAATTTCAAAAACAAATTGAATTTGTACCCAATTCTGAATTAGATATTTGGTTTAAAAATTTATTCCCACAAGCTAAAGCAATGCACAAGGAGGAAGTGTTAAATTTTGAATTATGGTTGGACAAACATGAAATTGATGCATTGAATAATAATACAATACTTTTAACAAAAGAAGAATTTTACAACGAAAGATTTGGAGGTAACAATGAGTAAGCTATACACAGAAGAGCAATTACTTTATACAATTAAGTTTGTTCAATATTATATTGAGCATTATGGCAAAAGTGTATTACCAAGTATTATTGAAAAACATCTTAAAGCATTATCACCAATCCAACTACCAACGGATGAGGAGATAAAAGAAGAAGTGTCTAAACTGAAATTTTCAAAAGAAGGTTACAGAGGTGGTATTATTGAAGGTATGATATGGATGAGAGATAAAATCAAAGGAGGTGGAGATGAGTAACAAGAAACAAAGCTCGGTAGATGTCCTCTTCGAAATACTCTGGGAAACTCCAAAAGATAAATGGGAGTGGAATGCCGTACTCAAGAAGGTAAAGGAGAGGCATAAGCAAGAAATGAAGGACCTGTACCTCGCCCATGTAACCAAAGTCCCTCGCCTAAAAAAAATCTTCGAAAAGCAATTTGAGGAATACTATACAAACACATTTGAATAATATGACACCAAAAGAAAAATTGAATATTGATATTCAAGAATATTACTATAATTGTAGTGATGGTTGTTGCACTAATTATGGCACTATCATAAAAGTTAATGGTGTTGAATTAAATTCACATAATCAAGATGCATATACTATTTTGAAAAATGTGCTTGAATTTCTTGGCTACGAAGTTGAAATAAACGAAACATTTGAAGGTGACAATGAGTAAGTTATTAGACGAAGTGATTAACGATTTAAAACACCGTGAATTGAAAGGTGTGGAAACGTATAATACAACAATGGATCGTACTGATTTAACACAACAAGAATGGTTGCAACATCTCTACGAAGAACTTCTTGATGCTTCGCTTTACACGAAGAAACTAATCAAGACATTCGATAAATTAAAATTTAATTTACAAGAAGAACAAGTAAAAGACCTTCGATAATTGCAACACCAGTTGCGACAAGTAAAACGTCACGTTGACGTTTTTTTTGTTTTGTCAATTTATTATTTGACGCTTGAAGATTTTGTTTATCATCTTCTAGCAACTTCACTTTACTTCGAAATTCTTTTTCGTTTTGCTCGTACTTGTTGATTTGTTTTGAATACAATTCGATATCTTTTTTGAGCATCACAATTTTTTGTTCGTGAATATCTGATAAGTCACGATAGTACCGTTCGCTTAAAATCAATTTGTTAATCAACTGAAATTGTTTGGGGGTTAAAGTATCGTTGCTTATCAAGTTGTTCGAGATAGTACCACACGCTATCGATTGCGTGTTGGTCAACATTTGTAATCCTACTGATACGATTAAAATCCAAATAGTATTGATTAACACGTTGCGCTTTTTTGTTTTCGATTTCATATAACTGGTTAACGATTTCTAATTGTTGTTCTCTGTATTGTTTTAATTCACCTGCATTTGCATTCAACGTACTATCGATGCGCTGAATTTCTTTTGATTTGTCAATGATAACTGGTTGTTCTTTTGGTTTCCAAATATGCACACACAAAACTAACCACAATGCAGAAGTCAAAATATAAATTGCAATTGTCATATAAATATGCTTCATAAAATTCTTCCGTTATGTATGCGATAATTTTTAACGTGAAAATCTTTACCGGTACCACGTGTGATAATTGCAAATCCGTGATTGTATTTTGAGTATGGATTGTAATCGGGTGACAATTCAGACAAGCATCCAACTCCCCAACACGTAACTATTTTTCCATTAATATCACGTTCAGAATGTTCCGCAGTTTGATGGTGATGTCCACACATCGCAGTCGCTTTTGCCTTCATATACAAGCCACGTGCAACGTTTACTGATGGTATGAACTGCTTACCGAATTCGTGTCCGTGAAAGATGCTCAAACCACCGACATTTAATTTGCTCTTACCATCAATCCAAATGATTCTGTTCTTATCGCAATGCGTTAACGTTGGAAAATCAAATGCATCGATGTCAAATAATTCGGGTGCTTTAACTCGCATATAACGCCAGTACCGTTCTTCGTGATTACCTTCTTTGTAATAAATATTCGCGTTGGGAAATGCTTGACGTAACTCGAATAAGAACGTGCGCATCGCATAAAGTTCTTCGCTGAATTTTCTTTTCTTTGGATCTTTGACAAAGTCACTAATCATATGACAATCGAGCGCATCACCGTTCAAGATAATTGTATCACATTGCTCTTGTATACCAGTGTCAATTGCAAGTGTGAGAGCTTCAACATCGTGGTAAGGAATATGTACATCAGATAACACAAGAATCTTCGAACCTTTCACATCAATATGTTGACGTTTCTTCGCGTATGATTTCGGTAATTTAAATGGATTTAACGCGCGTGGTTTGTCTTCAAATAATGCTTTATCTTTTGTTTTATTTCTATTCGCAAGACCTGTCTTACCACGTAGTTTTCTTATGTGTGAACGTGCGTGTTCAACATCTGTGTAAACTTCGGGGTGTTCTGCAAATAGTTTTTTGGCAAGTGTTAACGATGGTGTATTTGCAAACTGCTCACACACTTTCTTCGCCATTAGATGCGCTTGTGTTTTTGGGTGTCCCATTGGTTTTATTTGTGAATGCTTCAACAACGGTTGT